AGAATGAACATTTTCATCATTAGCTAATTCTAATAATAACTTAGGATTTTTCTTAGCAAATAATAATAAATCTCTTTTAAGTTCTTTAGAGCTCATCTTATCGACTTCAGAACCTACTTCTGTCCTCATTATAGCTTCTGCCATTTCTATGTCCATGTCTCTAGCGACCATTAAGCCCTCTACTTCCATTTCTAATAAATCAATTTGGCTAGCAGCCTCTTTAACTGGTTCAAGTTCTTTGTATAAAACGTTTCTATGTGGATGGTAAATAGATAACATTTTTTGGAGAGTTTGTTTATTTTTAGGTACTTCCAAAATACCAGCTCTAAATACTATATGCGCTAATCTTTGATCACCTTTCATTTCGTCTACAAAACAAGTTTTTTGGTTTTCACAATATTTCAATTCTCTTTCATAACCTTTTTCCTCGTCAAAATAATAAATATTAGCCGCTTTTATTGATCTACTTAATGGTCTACTATTATCTTTTAAATAATAAAACCTATCTTTTATTTCCCATTCGTTTTTTGGTCTTAATACTTCAGGTTTTAATTCAATTGGTTGTTCTTCCACAACCACATTTTCTACTTGAGGTACTTCAACCTCAATTGTTTTTTCTTTTTTCTTTGCCATAATATAATATATAATATAATTAATAAAAATAAAATAGAGGTAGCGTTTTAGCTACCCCTATTCTAAATAATAAATACTACTGCATTAACATAAAGTTATTTGCACCTTGAGTGATCAAACATCTTTCTGATAGCATGTGTATTTCCATTGCATCAAGAGATGACGTAGCAGCTCCAACAGAACCAGTAGTCCAAGTTTTGAACTTTCTATTATCTGTTTTTGAAGCTCTATATCTAACATGTAAGAATGGTCTCTTTAAGTTTTTACCTAAAGATTGATCATATACAGTAGATGTACCAGCAGGTATCATAATACCTCTAATATTATTAACTGTATCAGTTAAACCACCTCTTGTAGCTTTGTCATTTAAGTATCTAAAGTCAGATTTATAGAAGTCATAAGAACCTCTTCTAAATCCTGAGAAACCTAAATTCAACGCCATATTCTCATCGTTCTCGAATACTCCATAAGAAGTACCTCCAGCACCATAAGAATTCATTGAAGCTAGCATATCGTCTATAGCTAAACTAGTTGACCTATCAATAAACATCATGTATTCTTCAATAGCACCTTGTTTATCAAACTCAGCTAAAATAGCATCAAATTCTGCTAAATCAGTAGCAGCGTTAACACCAGTAACGCCAGATGTAGTATTACCTCTTTTTGATACTGCATCAAATAGACCTTGAGTACCAAAACTTTCACCAGCGCCATTAATTAAAGTATCAAGTGTCATAGAACCTAAATTCGTAGCTTTCACAGATTCTAGCATAGCCATCTCCATATAATCAGCAAATCTCATTCTAGTTTCTCCTTCAGCCTTTAGATACCAGTAGTATCCACTAGGGCCGTTTTCTTGAGAAATTTCAACCCAACCAACTTGAGAAGTATCAGATCCGTTTATAGAATAAAAATCTTTCATAATAATTGGTTTATTAGAAAAAGATTTGAATTGTGGTTCGTTAGACGTTCTTGAACTAACAGTACCAACAGCTGAAGTAGACGTACTATACGATTGTCCTTTACCATATTCAGAACCATAAACTAATACTTGAACAACAGCATTTGCTCCAAACGTTGTTTGAATGTCAGCGCCATCATAAAGTTCAATTGTTACAGTTGCATCATTAGCTGGGGCTAAAGTACACACGCCTCTTGCTGTAGCTGATGAAGATGTGATTAATAACATATCGTTAACTCGAATACCGTGAGTAGTTGTAACTGCGTTGCCATCTACATCGTGTGATATTTCCATTGTTTCAGCAGAACTATCTAAAGTTGCTTTGTAACTTAGATGTAATCTACCTTGTTCAGACCAAACAACCTGATCAGATTGCATAGCCTCTTCCGCTCCAACTTTTTCTAGAAATCCAGCTATAGTTCTCTTACCGAAAACTTCCGCTTCTTTCTCCATTAAGTCAGGCAGGTATTGCTGAGACCAATCATTAGTCCCACTTGTAAAATCTAAATAATTATCTGCTGATGCCACTTGAGGCATTTCAACTGTATTTAGATTAGTTCCTGGAGTAATTGCCATAATTTATAATTTTTTTAAGTTAATTTTTCTTTCTAATTTTGAAGGATCTGTTTTTCATTTGAGAAGAAGATTCACCAACCATTCTAACCTTAACTCCACCTACGTTTGTTTCACCGTGAGTTTGTCTAGGATCTAGATTAATATTTTTATCTTTAGCAATTTGGTTTTTAATAGCATCCGCTTTACCTTGCTCATAAAAATGTTTAGCAATAGTATCAGCATTCATAGCTGTGAATAAAGACTTATGATAACCAACAGCGTCTTCAATAGTCGCCTTGTCTTCACCAACAAACTTGTTAACGAAATTATTAATATCACTTTGATTGTTCTTTACTTCATTTGCGTTTTTCACATTAAACCTATATTTCTTGTCTCCAACGTTATATTCAAAACCTTTGAAATCTTCGTTAAAAACATTATTTGTTTTCTTTTTAAACGCATTTAAACTCGCTTCCGATAGTTTCTTCTTACTTTCAGATTCCTTATTGTATCTATTGAAAAAATCAATTGCTTTTTGTTGTTCATCGGTCAACTTTGAACCAGCCTTAATTTCTTCATAGTATTTAGACTTTTGCCCGTCTAAGTAGGTTCTAGCCTCGGCAACTTGCTCTTTAAGGGCTATTTTCTTTTTACGTATTTCCTTCTCGTCATCCGTCTCTTTATCATAACCAAAATTATCTTCTAATAAAAAAGATCTTTCTTCTGGTGTTAAATGAGATTTAGTATTTCTATAATACTCATCTAATACGTCAGAGTCATCCATTTCTTTAATGTCTCTATTTAATTTTACGTAGTCATTTAAATCACCACCTGTTTCTTCCATAAATTTTACAACCTTTTGTATATTTTCTGGTAAAGAACTTTCAGTGGCTATAGTTTCTTCAACTACTTCCTCTATAGGTTCTGCAGTTTCTTCTACTTTTTCTTCAGTAACCTCTTCCATTACTGGAGTTTCTTCAGGTACTTGCTTTGTTGTATCTTCAGTTACCTCTCCAACTACGTTCGCTTTTGTTGTATCCTCTTCTTCTTTTTTAAGTGAAGATGGTGGACTATCTAAATCTATTTTTATAACACTATCATCTCCAGCGCTATCAAATTTAGACTCATCTATTGTCTCTTCGACAACCTCTTCTACAGGTTGTTCTGTATTTTCATCTGTTGTTTCCTCAACAGAATCAGTTACTTCTTCAGTAACTTCTTCATTTAGTTCTATCATAATAAAATTTTATAAAATATTAAATACTAAGTACGAGAGAATTTTTCCATATTCACTCCTCCCGTAATTATATCATTACCTGATGATTCAAATTTTTTAGTGGAATCACCCTTGTTTGTTTGTTTGTTTCTACGATCAATCATATTCATTTGATGTCCCGCTTGTCTATCTACTCTTTGATCTCTTCTATCTTCTCTCATGCTTTCCATCTTATTGTTATTTTCAGTTTTCATTCCTTCTAATTGAGAATTTAAATCAAACTCAAATTGCATTAATTCTTTTTTAGCAGCAACCTCTTGTTTTAAATAAGCTATTTTCATTTCATTTCTAGTTTTTTCCATCTGACCGTCAATCTGCATTTTTTGTTGACTCTTCTGCATTTCAGCTTGTGCTGCCGCTTGCTGAGCTTGTTGATTAGCTTGGGTTTGAGCCTGTATGTTTTGTTGTTGCATTTCTTGCTCTCTCTTTTGCTTAGCTTTTCTTTTTACTTTTAACAATTGATTAGCAAGTTTTATGTTTCTTACATTACGTAAATCAATAGCATCATCTAGATCAATACTACCTTGCTGTAAAGACATTTGTATATTATTTTCTAATAAAGCCTTTTCTTCTTCATCTGGTAATAATTCTATAAATATACCAAAGTCATATAGATGCAGGTTCTTCATTTCCTTTAGCGTTGCTACATTATGAGCCCCAAGAGCTCTTATGAAAGCATCTTTTGTTGGAGAATATTCTACTATATCAGATATTCTTAATGATAAACATTCAGCTACTTCAGCGGTTATAAATAACATAGATTGTAATATATGTCTTGTAGCTGTATTTGAATTAGCTGCTGCTATTTTTTGTACACCAACCAAAGCGTTTCTATCTGGAGTACTAGCATCTCTAGCTTCATTAAGACCTGTAGTATCTCTTATCATTTGAAGATAATAGTTATAAGTTGTTATTAAACTTTGTATTTTACCACTATTAACTCCATTATTTATTTGTTGTATAGGTACTTTTCCAGGATTTTGATCACCCTCAGAAGTAAAACTTCTACCCACGATACTACCAGTTTGAAAGAACATATTAAGCGCTTCCTGAGGGTTATAATTAGTTCCATTACCTAAATCAACTTCAGCTAAACCATCAACGTCAAGATATACCCCATCTGGCACCATCCTTGCCATTACTTGTTGCAACTTTAAGTGAGTTAGTTGAATCATATCAGCGAATCCAGTTATTCTACCAACTAAACTCTCTATTCTACCTTCATATATTCTAGGTGCTACTATTTGATAGTTCATCTTAACTTTACTAAAATCAGAGTCGCTCCTCATCATATTAGGACACATTCTCCATCTTAGCATTTTATCAGCACCAACTAAATAAACCCCTTCATATAAAGTTTCAATAATCCTTTCTAATTTTTGAAATTCACCTTTCTTATTAGCCGGTGGATTAAATGTATCATCCTTTTCTATAATCTTGTCTGCGCCTGACATTGTGGTTTTTATTT